TTTTCTTTTTCTTCCGCACGGAATTTTTCTGGCTTCTCTCTAATTGATATTGTTTCAATTGGTAAATCTTCTGGTAAACCCTTGTATCCAAAATTTATGTAGAGTGTGTCTCCTTCTGGATAAGATTTAAGTTCAATCATATCTTCTTCTAAATTTGTGATTTCTCCTGTAATAATGACTGGCGCATCTCCCCCGAAAAGAATATCAACCCATGTTCCAGGTAACAAGTTGTTTTGACGAGAGTAACCACTATTTTCATTTCTATCAATTAAAGCTATGGCCGTAATAGAACCATCGCCCAATATTCCATCTGCGCTAATTTTTAATCGTAAGCTAGTCAAATCGTCTACATTTACCAGTTTAATAGAATTCTGGTCTATATACTCAATAATAAATGTATTATTATTCAAAATTTTATTTGATGGGGCTTCAAAACGGACGACATCAGATAATTGTAGGTCTATTTTCTGTTTTTCTGGCGTTGATGGTTTTACAGAGGCTTCTACAGTTTGCGATGATGACATATTGTTCCTATATTTATAGTAGAAATTTTTATCAGTACACCATCCGAAATCAAAAACAATTTAATATCAGTTTAAAGATATATTACAATATATTGTATTGCAATATGTCTACAGCAGTTTATAAGTTGGGTGATATTCCAGGATTCAAGGACATGCTACTAAATGAATCAATATCTGATTCTTCCAGTCTCACAAAATTTAATAGGGTTCTATATGTTACTAAAAATAACAATAAGTATAGCATCGTTCGTTATGACAAGGAAATGTTAGCTGCCGATTTAATCCCCACTGTCGGTCTTTTAAGGTCGGTTGTCATTGATGCCACAAATCAGGTCGTCAGCTTTTCTCCTCCTAAATCATTGCCTTATAGCACTTTTATTGAAAATAATTGCGAGAAAAATGATGATATTGTGGCCGAGGAATTTATTGAGGGTACAATGGTTAATGTGTTTTGGGATAAGACATCTGGTCTATCTGGTTCTTGGGAATTTGCTACTCGTAATACGGTGGGTGGAGAGGTTAGTTTTTATAAGAAGAATGCTAAGACTTTTCGTGCAATGTTTTTGGAAGCTTCCCAAAATGCTGGGTTTAATTTGAACATGTTAAATCCAGTATACTGTTACAGTTTTGTTTTGCAGCACCCAGACAATCGCATTGTAGTTCCTTTCAAGGAAACTCAATTATATTTGGTTGAAGTATACGAGATTGTAAATACTGCCGACGGAACAGTAAATGTATTGTCACATGAACTAAGTATGGTTAAAAGCTATGAGGGATGGTCCAACACAACTATTATATTTCCTCAAGTTTATGATAATTGGTCAACATATGATGATTTGAAAAATGAATATGCCAGTATGAATACTCCTTATCAGGTTTTAGGAGTTGTTATAAAAAATAAAAAATCTCTAGAAAGAACAAAGCTGAGAAACCCCGTCTATGAGTATGTTAGACATTTGCGAGGAAACCAACCTAAGACGCAGTACCAATATTTGTCTCTAAGAAAAGAGGGAAAGGTTGGAGACTTCTTAAAGTATTATCCTGAGAATATAAAGGAATTTTCTTATTTCCGCGACAAGATGCACGAATTTACGTATGCTCTCTATCAAAATTATATTAGTTGTTATATTAAAAAAGAAAAGCCTTTGAAGGAATTTCCAGACCATTTTAGAACGCACATGTTTCACTTGCATAAGATGTTTGTAGACGAATTGAAGCCAAATAATGAATATGTAAATAATACTGTTGTAATCAAGTATGTGAATAATTTGCATCCCTCGTTGCAAATGTATTCAATGAATGCGTGTCTAAGAAAGAGGCATGTAGACTTTGTCAAGGTGGATTCAACAATGGATTAAAATTTGTCTTGAATCTTCTTGTAAACAGAGATGGCATCTGCAATACACTCCTTCAAGTTTTGTTTAATTGCCATCTTTTCTAGCTCTTCCTTATATGCAATGCGAACAATGCTGTCAAGGTCATGTGGGTGCATTTTCTTGAAACCGCAATATGAAAGAGTTTTGGTTCCCTCATAAAACTTGGAGTACAAGAAATACTCAAGAACCTTGCCAATTGTGTAATCTTCATTTACAAGAATAACATCGTAAGAGTTTGACATTGTGCTATCAGAAGGACTAATCTGAAGCTCGTCTGTGTCAATTGACGTATTTAATTCGTCCAACTTTTCAATCAAGATGTCGCATGCCTTTCTAACAATTTCTTGATTCGTAAATATTCCAAGTGTTTGAAGCGAAAAGTCAAAACTATCTCGCTTCACAACACGCTGACCATCAAGCAAAGTCCAATTCTTGGTTTCAAAAACGATTTCCTCCTTTGACATACCCTTGTCCTTCCATTCTTGAGCCTTTTTAGCGAGTTCTTTCTCAATTGCCTCGTCATCTTGTGTGAAACCATAAGTGCATGTGGACACAATGTTAAACATTCCATCTTGTTTAGCAGTTCCAATAGAGAATTCACAAGTAAATTGCAACTTTTCTCCAGGAATTTCATCAGAAACCTTGGGTCTAAGTCTAGCAAAGTCAATGTAGTAACCAGTCAAACTGTTTGGTGGAAAGATTTTCTTTTGGTCTGCATCCGTCAAATATTGATTATTTGTAATGTTTTTAATTTTAAAGTGTTCGGTAGTTACAAACATAATAGTATCGGTAAGATTTTCAACATTTACTTCTAGAATATAATTTTGAAGAGGCATTTTCAAATCATCAATATTTATTGGGATGCAACTTAAGCGTTGCTTTAGAATCTCATTATTTAACCGAGTTGTATTAACAAGAATGTTGCATTTATTTTCCTCATGAGGTGAAGTTCTAAATACAACACACGGGATATCGGATATAATTGTTCTGCGAAGGCCGTTAGCTAGACTGACATTAACATCTCTTAACGTAAAGTTAAGAACATCACCATCTTCTGTTGATTTTTCAATGCGCGGGTTCATTGTATCTATAATAAAGAAATAATATTTAATATTGTTAATCAATTTTTATATTAAATGAGTTAAAATAATCTTTCAATAACCTTAATATAGATTAATGAGTTCAATTCTCTATTATAGCAACTTTTGCGAGCATTCAAAAAAATTGTTACAAACTCTTTCAAAAAGCCAAGTAAGTAAAGATTTGCATTTTATTTGCATTGATAAAAGAACCAAGGGACCAGACAATAAAATATATATAGTTTTAGAAAACGGTCAAAAAATTGTTATGCCAGAAAATGTAACCAAAGTTCCTGCACTATTATTGTTAAATCAAAATTATGCTGTTCTTTATGGAGACGAAATATACAACCAATTAAAGCCCAAACAAGAAGTTATTACTCGCCAAGCAACAAGTAATAATATGGAACCCATGGCATTTTCTTTAGGAGGAGGTTCTATTGCCTCCGATCAATATAGTTTTTTAGACATGGATTCTGAAGAGTTAAACACAAAAGGTAACGGTGGAATGAGACAAATGCACAATTATGTTCCTTTAACATATAGTGATTCAATAACAACCCCAACAGATGAACACGACTACAAACAAGGAAGAAGTGGTGGTGAAGAAATGACAATTGAAAAGTTGCAACAAATGAGAGACCAAGAACTTTCCAGTTTATCTGTGAAAAAATAAAAATTATCTTCGTAAAAATAACTTAAAAACTTTAAAATAATAAACTACAGATATAAAAAATGGCATCACAATCGTCAACAATATTAACCGCATTTAACGACCATTTTATGGAATTTGTTAATGATATTATTAGCGTATTTCCAGATGATGCTGACATTTTAACTGCTAAAAACTCATTTACATTAATTAGAAAAGCTAATCCTAAAATGATTATTAAGATATGGCACAAGTATGTTGTTGAAAAATATGAAGAGATAATTGAATCTGGAGATATAAGTTTTTTTATTAGTAAGGATTACAAAGATGATTTAACAAATGCAGACAATTCGGAGAAAATTACCGAGGCTATTGATAGATTAAGAAATCCTGTAAAGTTAATGACACCAGAAGAACAGCAAAAGGTTATGAAGTATATTCAAAACTTGAAGAAGTTATCAGCAATATATATAAGTTTAGGTTAGTCATGAGTTATATATTATTCTTTTAAAATACAATGTATATTATGTTTAGTTTGATTTAAAAAAATAAATTTATATCAAACATATAAATAATGACTGAAGAACAACGAGAAATACCCGAGGAGTTTACCAAAATTATGAAAGATTTTGTTTCAGACATTGCAACTACATTTCCAGAATATCAACCCATTATTGATAAGTGGTGGAAACCCAAAACTTTTGATGAGATTGAAGATGTAGATGCAAAGGTTCAAGCACTTTTAGCAGATGCCCAAGATAAGATTCGTTCTCTCTTTAACCATTGCATTGGAGTGTATCCCGAAAGATTCTTTGACATATTATATCAAAAAGTAGAAATATTTGACAATGAGTCTTCTGTAAATACTGAATTTTTACCTGGTATTAGTTTCAAATACTTGTGGCAATGCGAGATTAGTGAAAAAACTAAAGAGACAATTTGGAAGTATTTGCAAATGGTTTTAGTTTGCATTATTGGAAGTGTTGATAATAAGGAAGCATTTGGAGATACATCAAAGTTATTTGAAGCTATAAATGAAGATGAATTTAAGGGAAAGTTGGAAAAGACTTTGGAGGGAATGCAGGGACTCTTTGAAGGTTTTACAAATGGAGAAGGAAAAACTGACGAAAATGGAGAGGGTGAACCAAGTGTGAATTTACCTTCGGCTGATGATATTCATGGACACATTAATAGCATGTTGGGTGGAAAGTTGGGTGATTTGGCGAGAGAGATTGCCGAAGAAACGACGCAAAATCTAAATATAGACATGGAGGGTGTAACTGATGCAAAGGATGTATTCCAAAAGTTATTTAGCAATCCTGGAAAATTAATGAGTATGGTTAAGAATGTAAGTGATAAATTGGACCAAAAGATGCGGTCAGGAGATATTAATAAAAATGAGTTAATGACTGAAGCTAGCGAAATGTTGAATAAAATGAAGGATATGCCAGGAATGCCAAATATTCAAGAACTATTGGGTAAGATGGGTATGGGTGGTGCTGGAGGAGGTATGCCAGACATGGCTGATTTGGCTGGTCTTGCTGGAATGGCTGGTTTAGGTCGTAATGCAAAGTTGGACACAAATGCAATGCAACAAAAAATGGATAGATTGACGAAGCAACAGGCTATGAAAGAGAGAATGAGAAAAAATATAGAAGCCAAACAAATTGCCAAGTTGGCAGCTGAGGCTAATGCTGTAGCCAGTCAATCTCAAAAACCAGCTATTACAGACGAAGAGTTGTTTGCAATTTTCTCAACTGGTGAGACTGTAGAGAGAACACCACGTGGAGCAAAACCAACTAGTGATAATGCAGGTAAGAAGAAAAAGAAGAAGTCTGGCAAATAAAAGAATAAAAGAATAACAGAATAACAGAATAATTTAAAGAAATATTATGTTATTTATCTTTTTTTAGCCAAAAAGTTATGAAACACGAGATAAAGGGTCACGAATAATGCAGTAAAACCCTCTACAAAATTTTGAACAATGTTCATGCGAATAAAATAAATATCTGTACCAGTTGGGTCCAATGTTTCAACATAATGAAACCTAACAGCAGTTAGTATTCTTCCCACAAAAAACAAAAATAATGGAAAAACAAAGTAAATATTTCCGTCTGTTAATATTATAGTAAACAAAAATAGATATAATAAACCCTTAAAAATAGGACCTAAACCATGAAAATCGGGGTTTCCGTTACCATCTTGAAAAAATCCAGTATAATATTTGCCCTGCTTTTTTTTTTCTTCGTCTAAACTGGTATGGTCTTTTTGAATATGTTCATTTATTTTATCCATTTTATATACTATAATAATACTATATAAAAATATAACGACTATCATTTACTTCTTTTTAAAAAAAATGTATAAAATGGCAATAAATGCTAAAACAGCTCCAGCTATGTTATCATCTACAGTAGAGAGAAGAAATTTTGAATCTTCACCTCCACCAGCTAGTGTGTTTACATAATAAAAACGAATTCCGTTTAATATGCAACCTAACATGTAAAATAGTAATGCATATATTGTATATTTGTAATTTTTAATTATTGCATAATATACGGCGGCAACCAAAAATATGTATTTTGTTATTAATGGTACGAGTCCAAAATTAGGATTACCTCTTGGTGTAGCAAAAAAACCAGTATAAAGTGTTCCATTCGCAATTTTAAATGCTTTTAGTTTTTCCCAATCTTGTTCTGATTCTCCGTAAAGTGGAACTTTATTTTTATCATCTGGTTGATTTTGGTTTTGATTTTGATTTGCTGAATTCATGTATATACTATATATACTAAAAATAATATAATCACTAAAAGTGTTATTATATTATTTAAAAAACAATTTAAAGCCAAAGGCGACAGATTTAAACCGCTGAAGATTTAAAAT